GTAAGGAGAAAGTTATCCGTTTTGGAGAACAGGGAAAAAAGGTTGGAACCGTTTCTGGAACTGCCGGTAAACCTAAGGCGGGAGAATCAGACACGATGAAAGCCAAGAGAAAATCATTCAAAGCCAGACACGCCAAGAATATTGCTAAAGGCAAGATGTCTGCGGCTTGGTGGTCTAATAAGGAAAAATGGATTATACTGGTGCCAATCTTAAATGGTGGAGCACTATTAAATGTTGGCTATTCAGGATTCTCGGGTTTCATATGAAGATGGCAAATGGTTCGCAAATTGTGTTTGTGGGCGTCGCAATGCGTACTCGTTTAAAGCTTCTTGTCTCAAAATGCTTGAACGTGAAAGTTGCCAGGGTTGCAAGAAGGACTATCGAACAGTTAAAAATGATGTTCAAATATATAAACGGTTTGATGGTAAATGGTGTAGCACTTGTTCTGGATGTGGTACAGAACAAGCTTATACCCGTAAAGATCATGCAAAACAAAGTGAACTTACTGATTGGCAGTGCAAAAAATGTGCTACCCAATCAAAAAGATTTTCTCAAAACGCAAGTGTTGGAAGAATCACAAGTTTATATAACAAATTTCGCAAGTCAGCAAACAGCCGTGGAATACCATGGAATATTTCCATTAAAGACTTTGAAGATTGTTACACCGGTTACTGTGCTTTAACGGGTTGGGAGATCGATATGGATTACTTAAATTGCACAGCCAGTTTTGATCGAATCGACTCTTCTAAATCTTATGAAATTGGAAACATACAATGGGTTCACACAATGGTAAATATGTGCAAAAACAAATATCCGCAAAAAAGTTTTGTTGAAATGTGTAGAGCTGTATTTAATAAAACAAATGCTAAGGACTTTTGATTGTGGAAATGATGCTTTGGAACGTTGCGTTAAGCGCAATTGTGGCGGTTATGGGGATGCTACTTAAAGGCAAGTTCGATGAACTTCAGCGGTTGAGCATTCTGCTTAATCGCACCCGTGAGGAGGTTGCTCGTGATCACATCACTCGTGCAGAGGTTAGAGCGGATCTGGAAAAAATTCGTGAACATTTCGATAACGGGTTTAAACGTCTTGAAGACAAGATTGATGCTCTGGCGCAAAGGGGATAAATGATGGCTTATTTAGATGTTCTCCAAGAAGCCGCCATGATGGGGGCACAGCGCATGGAAAAAGGCGGCAAGGTCGAGAAGGTCATGCGAGAGTTTAAACAGGGCAAGCTACGCTCTGGCAGCAAGACTGGACCCAAGGTTAAGAATTACAAGCAGGCGGTAGCCATTGCTCTTTCAGAAGCCGGTAAGAAGAAGATGGCAAACGGTGGTCGGATCGATGGCATTGCCCGTAAAGGGCGTACTAAGTGCCGTATTGTTTAACTCTCAATAAGGATGGTTGACATGAAAAAGAATATGGAAAGCATGATGATGAAGAAAGAGGGTCGTGGCATGGCTAAGGCAGATATGCAGAAAATGTCCATGAAGAAGCCCCGTATGCAAAAAGGCGGGATTGCTGAAGCCATGAAAAAGCATGAGGAGTCATCTGCCGTTCATAAAGCCGGTCTGAAGGCCGGTGGTATGGCTAAGAAGTCTGGCGTTACCCGTGCTGATGGCGTCGTTAAAAAGGCCCATACCAAGGGAAAAATGATCAAAATGTCACAGGGCGGGAAAGCTTACAAATGATGTCAAGCCGAGGGATGGGTGCGATTAACCCATCTAAGATCCCCAAGTTCAAAGAAGGTGGCGTTTCCCGTGTAAACGAGGCAGGGAACTACACCAAGCCTGGTATGCGTAAACGGCTATTTGAACAGATCAAGGCAGGCGGCAAGGGCGGCGCACCAGGTCAATGGTCCGCCCGGAAGGCACAGATGCTGGCAAAACAATACAAAGCCCAAGGCGGCGGATATAGAGGGTAATATGGGACGAGGAATGGGCAGGCAAGCTATTCAGCCTAATATGCAACCTCCCGAATCACAAACGGGATCTCAAATGCCCATTTCCCCTGGTCTTGGGTCTCCGCAGACCCCACAACCAATTGGGGGCAAAGGCGGTATGCCTCCTATGAATTTTGGACCCCAAACCCCTAGTCAACCTGGTATGTCTCCGGGCAATTTTCCGAGTGCTCAACCGGGTGTATTGGCTCCAAGTTACAGCATCTTCCCTAACCCTAATATGACACCTCCCCCGCCGCAAATGCAGCCTGGTCTTCCTGGGTTACTTGGTATGCAATCACCGGATCAGATGCCACCAATGCAAGCGCAACCTCTCCCATTTGATCCTCAGCGGCAACAACAATTGATGCAATTGGCTATGCAAAAGCAAGCGTCAATGCAGGATCCAATGACTCCAAGGGGACTTGGTGATGCTCAATATCAAGAGAGATTAAACTTTGTGCGTCAACAACTTGATAATAGAAGCATCCCAAATAATTTTGGATATCAAGAATTAAATCCGCAACCATTGATGCAACAAAATGACTTAAGACAACAAATGTTAGGTCAACAAGGAATGGGTCAACAAGCTGCCTTAAAGCAACAAATGTTGGGTCAACCTGTGCAAACTGAACAGTACACATCACCAGCATTGCAACAAACAATGCGGCGACCGAGAAGGTCAAGAGCGAGAGTCTAACGGAGGAATCATGTTCGATATCGAAGAATTTCGTTTAAAAACAGTTCCTTATGTAGTAACTGGAAAACACGCCCATGATTGCTTGGATCTTGAAGGCGGTCCTTGTACTTGCGGGTTAGAAGAAGTCTTAGAGGACGAAGCCATTGAAAGCGCCCCAGAAGAGTCTTAAAGACTGGACCCAACAAAAGTGGCGGACTAAGAGTGGAAAGCCATCTACACAAGGTCCGGGAGCTACTGGTGAGCGTTATCTCCCAGAGTCCGCTATCAAGTCTCTTTCCGCATCCGAGTATGCAGCTACTACTAAAGCCAAACGGGCTGGTAAAGCTGCGGGTAAGCAGTTCGTTAAACAACCCAAATCCATTGCAAAGAAAACAGCGAGGTTTCGATAATGACCGATTCGACCAGGACCAAGAAGCTTAAAGACGCCAAGATTGAGGATGACTTCTTAGGCATCAAGAAGGGCGTTAAAGCAGTCTCTGTGAAGGCCAGCGAGATAGCAGATAGGCTTGGCTATACCCAGGAAGACGAATACAAGAAGACCCCTGAAAAGAAGGCTAAGGGGGGTGTTGTTTCTGCGTCCAAACGGGCAGATGGCTGTGCTCGTAAAGGCAAAACTAAAGGGCGGATGGTCTGATGACTACTTCTGGCACTGCAACATTCAACCTGGATCTCAATGAGATCTTTGAGGAAGCATTTGAGCGTTGCGGCACAGAACTCCGCACGGGCTATCAGTTCCGTACTGCACGGCGGTCATTAAACCTGTTAACCATTGAATGGGCAAATAGGGGCGTAAACCTATGGACCATCGAAGAGGGAAGCATCCCTATGGTTACAGGACAGGCTATCTACGATCTTCCTGTAGACACCATAGATCTAATTGAGCACGTTATCCGAACCGGATCAGGCCAGAATCAACAGGATATTTCGATCACCCGGATTAGTGTTAGCACCTACGCAACGATCCCGGATAAGAACGCTACAGGTCAACCGATCCAGGTTTGGGTAGACAGACAGTCTGGAGCAACAACCCCTACCGGGATTAACTATCCCAAGATCCATGACGCCCAACAATCCGGGTAGTCAGTACACCTTTGTTTACTGGCGGCTAAAGAGAATTAACGACGCTGGTGGCGGTGTAAACACCATGGATATACCGTTTAGGTTCTATAACTGCCTGATAGCGGGTCTTTCGTACTACCTATCAGCAAAGATTCCTGGGGCGGAAGGAAGAGTACCAGCCCTGAAACAAGACTATGAAGAGCAATGGCGGTTAGCTTCTGAAGAAGATCGGGAGAAAGCTGCTATTAGGTTTGTACCCAGACAACAGTTTATATCGTGAGTAATCGCTTTGCTTCAGGTAAGAACTCTATCGCCATGTGCGATAGATGTGGCTTTCAGTACAAACTGAAGCAGTTGACACAACTCGTCATCAAGACAAAGCGTGTAAACATACTTGTCTGCCCTACCTGCTGGGATCCAGATCAGCCGCAGTTGCAGCTTGGTATGTACCCGATTGATGATCCACAGGGCGTTCGGAATCCAAGGACGGATACCTCTTACATTACATCTGGTGTAAATGCTGAAGATGTAGTCTCTGGAGGTAGTAGAATATTCCAGTGGGGATGGAACCCTGTCGGTGGATCAAGATTTTTTGATACTGCATTAACTCCCAACAACCTTGTTCTTAATATTTCGTTGGGTTCTGTAACAGTTTCAACTACCTAAGGAACGAAGATGAACACCGATAAGTACAACTATTTCCCAGGGGATACCAAAGATCCCATGAACAAGTATTCACAGCCAAAAGAGTATGTCATCCAGACAAACTGTGGCTACCCAAACAATACTGCCAACACTCAGACTGTAAAGACCCGTGGTACCGGAGCAGCTACCAAGGGAACCAAGTCTTCTACAAAGCTTGCTTAAATGAACTACGCAACTCTGTTTGAGACGATTAAGGGGTATGTGGAAAATGACTTTCCAAATACCCAGTACACCGACACGTCCAATAACTTGGTGAACTTTACGTCCAAAGAACAGATTGACACATTTATACAACAGGCCGAACAGAGGATCTACAACACAGTTCAGTTTCCTTCTATTAGAAAGAATGTGACTGGAGTTACATACGCAACGAATCCGTACCTATCTTCACCAATAGATTTCTTGGCTGTTTATTCTCTTGCGGTAATCGATGGTAGCGGTAACTATGAATATCTGCTCAATAAAGATGTAAACTTCTTAAGAGCGGCATATCCGAATCCAAACACCACCGGCATCCCGAAATACTATGCCTTGTTTGGACCAACAACGACCAATGCCGCACCGCCAGTAATTACTAATGAATTGAGTTTTATGTTGGCTCCTACGCCAAATAACTCGTACACGGTAGAGCTTCATTACTATTACTATCCAGAATCGATTGTTACCGCCGGTACGACATGGCTTGGGGATAACTTTGATTCTGTCCTTCTGTATGGTTCTTTAATTGAAGCCTATACCTACATGAAGGGTGAGCAGGATGTTATTGCTGGATATATCAAACAGTATGAAGAAGCAATGATTCTGGCTAAACGGCTTGGCGATGGCATGGAACGCCAGGATGCTTACCGTTCTGGTCAAGCAAGGTATCCGGTGACCTAAATGGCATTTACTGGCAACTTTACCTGTGATTCTTTCAAAAACGGCCTATTAGAAGGTTCGTTTAACTTTGACTCTGGTACTTTTTATATCGCTTTGTATACCAACAATGCAACGCTTAATGCATCTACATCTGCATACACCACAACCGGTGAAGTTGTTGCATCAGGATACACAGCAGGTGGGCAGGTACTAACGCCCACACAAGGCTCAACGGGCGGGACTTCTTTTGTCTCGTTTGCAACAGTGTCGTGGTCTGGGGCTTTTACTGCACGTGGTGCCTTGATTTATAAGGTTGGTGGCAATGGAGCAGTCTGTGTTTTAGACTTTGGAGCAGACAAAACGTCTACCACGACATTCACGGTGACATTCCCAACAGCATCCAGCACGGATGCTTTAATTCGACTTTCGTAAAGGAGTTTATGATGCAAGTTAAGGCTAAGAGTACGGATATTGTTACCGCTACGGTGGCAACTACCCAAGGGTTTGGTGAAGGCGCTGCTGGTGGTGGCGTGTTTCATTTCAAGTGCTACGACAAAGATGGCAACCTGAAGTGGGAAGATTCCGCTAAGAACCTCGTGGTAAACGCTGGTCTTCAGGACATGAACACCAAGTATTTTAAGGGTGTTACTTACACCGCTGCTTGGTACATTGGTCTGGTGGATAACTCTGGTTTCACTGCGTATAGCGCTAACGATACCCTGGCTTCCCATACAGGTTGGTCTGAGACCACAGCGTATTCTGGTGGCAACCGGGCAACAGCCACTTTTGGCACGGCTACTACTGCTGATCCTTCTGTTATTAGCAACTCTGCTTCCCCCGGCGCATTTAGCATCACAGGTAGCGTGACAGTTCGTGGGGCGTTCTTGTGCAATGTGCAGAGCAACTCCAGTACTTCTGGTCTTCTGTTCTCTGTATCTGACTTTACTGGCGGCAACCGGTCTGTGATAAACGGCGATACGCTGAACGTGACCTATCAGTTTAGCCTTGACGCAGCTTAAAGGAGTAAAAAATGGCAAACGCTTTCACTAAAAACCAAACGGTTCGTCTAAAGACTACTGTCCCTCAAGGGCAGGTAGAAGCCCTGCGTATGGATGATCCCTTTTTC